ACCCAAGCTGTTGCTGGTCGCCAAGATGATTGAAACCAGTTACCTTTAGCTTCTTCTTTGTTTACTTCTATTTGTGCTTTAGCAATTTCGTGTATATGTTTCTCAGACATAGTAGCAATTTCATGAGCAATCTTTTGTTTAGTATCAGCATCAGGTATAAACTTATCTAATAGTTTACTGACTGGCTGTATTAATTTATCTATCATTCTTAGCTCCTAATACCATTTTTTGTAATTCAATACTTCTTCTACCTACCTGTTTAAACCAACGACTATCTTCCATTTCAACAGCCATAGTTTTCCAGTCATGGTTTCTACAAGCCTTTAGCATGTTTCTAAACTTTGAAAGTCTTGAACCTCCTAGGTTAAAACACATGTTTACTAACACTCTCTGTATAACTTCAGGAAGTTTATCCCAATCTTCATTGCTTCCAAAGACATGTATAGCTTCCATGTAGTGTTTATCAAAGTCATCTTCGTAATACATATCTACAACTTCTTGCGGTACTTTAGTTCCAACTTCCCAGTTATATTCAGGGTCGTTAGGTTGGCAAAGGTGTCCAACTCCTAGAGTTTTATAGCCTAGACTATCCATATAAATTTCTAACACTTCGCCTTCGTGTCTTTTTATTTCTTGTTTACATAGTTCTATATTCATTTTAATCCTAATCCTTGCATTTGTGCATCAAGCTCTCTATCTTCCTCATCTTGCATAAAATCTGCAGTACTATTAAATGGTTCTCCTGTAACTCTACTTTGCATTTCATCAGGCTCGTCAGTTACATTAGGTACATTTTTAACTATACCACCTTTTGAATATTTAATAGGTGTAAATTTCTTTTCTTTTTCTTTAGCTCTACCTGCAGCAAGTCTTCTTAAAGTCTTTTTAGTACCATCACCAAATATTAAATCATAAGCAGAATAAAAAGGTAAATTAGTTGCTGCTACTTCTGCTAAATTTTTTCTATAAAGAACAGTATCTGTAATATCTTGAACAGTAGGACCACCAAAAGCTTTTATAATTGATGTAAATCCTCCTACATTTCTACTCATTTCAGAATTATATCTGTATCCATAATCTAAAGGTCCAAATAATCCAGTACGTCTAGCAGCATCTCCCATTATTTCATGTATAGGTTTTGTTTCTCCTGTTTCATAATCAATAGTAGCTTTTCCGTTACTTCTAAGTTCATTACCTATATAAGCTACTGACATCATTAACATAGCAGTACCTACTGTTTTACCTCCTGCTTGTCCTGTTTCATTATATCCTTCATTAACAAATCTTTTTAAAATTGTATTATTAAAAGCAGTAGGATAACCAGCAAACTGTACTAAAAATTGAGCTGCTGGGTGTGAAAACCATAAAGGTCTGTTAGCTTCTGCAGTACTTGGGTTTAAGATAATTTCTTTAGTAAATCTATTTGCAGCATTTAAGTAATCTTTACTATAAAAATTAGCATTAAAAGTTACATTACCGTATTGGTCTTGGATAATTTGTCCTTTATCATCCATACCTCTAGCTTTATTTATATCGTATTTACCGTTTTTATCTAACGAACCTTTATACCATTTTAAAGCTTCAGTTTCATCAACACCTAATTCATTTAATTGTTTTATTAAATAATCTTTATTTTTATCAGTTAATTTTCTACCAACTAAAGTTTTACCATAATATAATTGTTCTGCATTTTGTTTTATTAATCTTTTACCTGTAGTAAATGCAGCAAGTTGAACAGCTTTTGTCCATTGTGTAAGTAAGTTTGTTTTAAAAAACATTTGTTGAAGGCTTCTAAGTTTTTTACTACCTAATGCTTCACCAGCTAATCCTTCAATCCTTTCTTGTACTGCTTGTTCTAAAGCTAATCCAGTTTGATAAAGCTCTGCCCATGTTTCATCATTAACATCTTCAAAACCTTTTATCTTTTTACCTTTTTTTAAACCACCAAAACTACTTCTTTCAAGATTTTGAAATAATCTTTTAAAAGTATTTTTACCTTCTGATACAATACTTGTACCTATACTTCTTGCAGTTTCTTTTACATCTCCGGGATTTGCACGACTTAATAAAATTAATGGTTCTGTTATACTAGAAATAGTTGCAAAAGGTAAATGAGCCATCTGTTGTATTAACTTAGTAGCATCACTAAATCCTCTACCCATTTTTGTATTTCTAAATACACTATTTTGATAAGTTTCTAATCCAGTAACTTTTTGAAATACATCTCCTATATTCTTTGCAATTTCTTCAGCTTCTTGTCTAGCTTCTGTTTTATTTAAACCTCTTTTTAAAGCTGATTCCATTAACTCATTTTTTATTAATTGTCTTTCAGTTTCAAATTCTCTTATAGTATTTCCAAAATATTTTTTACGTCCTTGAGATTGTGCCATATTAGTAAAATAATTTTCTAATACTTGTTGAACATCTGTTTCTAAAAATTCTGCAATATCACTATCTTTTATATTATTAAATCTTCTAGCTTGAAAAAATCCTAAAGAATTATTAGCACCTGCTTTTCTTAATTCATAAGGAGTATATCTTTCATCAATCATTCCTTGAACAATTTCTTTAGCTTTTAATTCTTTAGCTGTAGTTTCTAATTCTTTTTGAGTATAAGTTGTTCTTCTTCCAGCAGCTACATCTACGTCTAATTCTTTTTTAGCTAAGTCCTCAAAACTAGTTACTTGATATTTTTTACTTAACTGGAATATTTCATCATCCATAGTCTTAGCATCAGCAGGAGTACCTTTAGTTTTAGTTCCATCTTCTAATACTATATCAATTTCAATTAATGAATTATCAGGGTCTGCATGTCCTGCTCTAATTAACTTTTGTGCAAAAACATCTGGCTTTTTAGAAAGGACATCAAACTTATAAAGTCTTGGAAAGAATCCGCCTTTATTAATAGTACCTGTTTTAAATAAACCTAATGCCTGTGCTTCATCAAAAGACTTATCTAGTAATGCTCTAACACCTTTATAAGCATCAGCAACATCAGCATCAATTTTAAACACTTTAGGTACGTCATTAATTTTTGAAGTATATTCTCCTCTTTCTAAAAGAGTATCTATACTAACTTTACCTTCACCTCTTTTAATACCAATATTTTTATCAGATAATAAAGCATATAAAGTATCGTTTTGTTCTGTTACTATACGAGCAGACCAACCAGTTCTATATAAAGTATTTAAAGCTTTGTTTAATCCATAATGATATTTACCAAACTGTCTTCCAACAAATTCACCAAAAGACCATTTACTTTCAGTACCATCATTTAATTTAGCTTTTTTAACACTTCTTTCACCTTCAGTAATAAGACCAACATCATAGTCGTATCTTATTTTTCTTAAAAAGTTTTGTAATGCCGGTGAGTCTTTAGCGTATTCTAAAAATTCTGTAGTAGCTTTACCTGTTGTTTTAGCTATTAATACATTTAATTGATGTTGTCTTTTTCTTTTACTAGTATCAAATGGAACTTTCTTTTTTAATCGTTCTTTAAATCTTTGTGAAAAAGATGGTCTGTTTAAAAAATCTGTTTCTGGTAAAGGTCCAACAAATTCTTGTGTAGGTCCTACAAATTCTTCATCTAAGTTTAAAGGATTTTTAGAAGCTTGTTCAATCTCCCATTGTTCTAATTCTACTTTTCTTTGTTGTGGTCCTACAAATCCAAATGCATCTTCATTAGCATATCTAAATTCTTTTTCTGCTAATCTAGAATATTTTCTACCCATACCTACACCAACAGCTCCACCAATACCAGCACCTATTGTACCACCGATTAATGCGGAAGCACTTAGTTCAGATAAATCTATAGCATCAATTAAATCTAAATCGACATTCATGTCTTGCATAAAATAATTATGTAGACCTTCCCAAGCCATTCCTTCAGCAGCTCCGAATAAAGCAAAGTCTTTTGCAGTACCTTTAGTAATTGCTTTTTTTAATTTAGACTTAGTAAAAGCTTTCATGCTTTGTTGAGCTGCAGCACCTAAAGCAGCACGACTAGCTACACTAGCACCTGCAGTTGGTATTGCAAAAACAGCAGCTAAAATATTTAATGGGTCTAAAAGTAAATCACCTGCTAAATCTTTTACTAAACCAAAATGTTCTCTAAAGCCTTTAAGGTCTGCATTTCTAAATGCATTCTGTAAATAAACATAATCTTCTTTTTGTTCATCAGTCCACTTACCTGTTTGAAAAGAACGAACAGCAGCAGCACTTAAACTGTATTCAGCATCTCTAAGATATTCAAATATGTTTTCATTACTTTCAATACCTTCTAAGAATCTTTCAGCTCTCATGGAGAACTCTTCATCATTAGATAACTCTGTTAAACTTTTTTTAGTTTTAACAGTACTTGGAGGTGTTACAGTTTCTTCAATTTGTTTTTGAATATTACCAACAATAGAATCTTTAGCCTGTTGTATTTCATCAGGTTTTACTTC